GAAGATGGAATTTGAGATGTTGGCACGGGGGTTCGGTGAATTCTTGCCTGATGAGTACCCGTATGACGTGCCTGGCGCTTCACGATCCATTAAGAAGCGTGACTTTAACAACATGGTTGCAGTGTTGCCTGTTGCGGATCCCAATATTTTCTCAGGTGCGCAACGTATTACGCTTGCCCAGACGCAGTTGCAGTTAGCGCAAAGTGCGCCACAGATGCACAACATGTATGAGGCGTATTACCGTGTGTATGCAGCTTTGAATGTACGTGACATTGACGGAATATTACGTCCCCAAAGCTCCCAGATGCCTAAAGACCCGTCAACCGAGAATGCTGATGTATTGGACGGGATGCAACTTAAAGCATTTGCGGGTCAGCAACATGATGCGCACATAGCGAACCATTTGATGATGGGCTTGTCTCCAATCTTGAGCTCACAACCCATGTCTGCTATTGCATTGCAAAAGCATATACTAGAACATGTACGCTTAAAAGCGGAAGAAGACACTGAAGCAGAACTATTTATGCAGTACGGCAGTGACCCTGATTTGATGATTTCTGCCATACAGAAGGAAGGCATGATTGCAATCAAGTGTGCCCAGGGTATGCAACAGGTTCGTGACTTACAGAATCAGTTATCGGGTAGTGGCGGTGGTCAGCCTGACCCAGTTGTACAGTTAAAAGAGCAAGAACTTCAGCAAAATGCAGCTAAAGACCAAGCGGACTTGGAGATTGACAAAGAACAAATTGCCGTGGACCGTGAGAAGTTAGCCCAGTCACAGCAAGCGACACAGATGCGCCTTCAAACGCAACAAAACATTGCTGATCAGCGTGCCCAAGTTGGTCGTGAACGTGCCCAAATCCTACAACAAGGTATGGAGAGACGAAATGCCAATTAAAAAAGGTACGAGCGGCCGTGTAGTTAGTGGTAATATATCGGAAATAGTTAAAGGCTATGAGAAATCAGGTTCGATAGGCACTAGCAAACCAAAAAACAAAGGTAAAGCGGTGAAACAAGCTGTTGCGATTTCTTTGTCTACTGCTGGAAGACCTAAAAAGATGAAAAATGGTGGTGCATTTAGCACTGTTAAGAAACGTGATGGCAACCAGCCAGTTAAACTTTACTAAGGAATACCTAATGCCTAATCAATCAATGGTCAAAAAGTCTTCTGCCTCTAAAGAAGAGCGTATAAAGAAGGCTAAAGACAGCTTGGCAGAAGCAAAACAGGAAGAGAAGGGTTTTATTAACCGTCTTATGCCTACAATGGGCAAAGCGGCAAGAGACCAGGCTCGTGCCGCTCAAAAAGAGCTAGACTCTTTGATGCCAAGAGAAAAGATGATGGAAGAAGTGGACCCATCTGAAGTGATTACGAAGAAAAAGGGCGGGATGGTCATGGCTCGTGGTCAGGGTAAAGTGATGAAGAAGCGTCCTACTCATCTTTATTAAGAATAAAAGCCTTCAGACAGTGGCTAGTTACTGTCTGCCTCTACATGGAAAAGACCATGCTTGAATTTGCAGAAGCAGTCCTGAAAGAGATCAGGAAACTGCAGCAGGACTCAGAGATGATTGTGTTAAATGGCACAATTTCTGATATGGAGCGTTATCGTTTCATGATGGGTCGTCTGGAAGGCTTAAAAATAGTTGAAAACTCTGTTCGAGAACTTTTAAAACGGAGCCAACAAGATGATTTTTAACCCTGAAGGAGTACCTAGTGGAAGCTGAGAAAACGTTAACCGCACTTGAGCTCAAATGGCAGCAAGGGGCTTTGGAGAAAGGTCCAAGACTCGATGATGCTTATTCGTCTAATGGTGATTTTGATCCCTCTAAGATAGAGCAAGTGGTTATGGACCGAATTCCGACCCCTACGGGGTGGAGAATAGCCATTCTGCCTTACCGAGGCGCGGAAAAATCCAAAGGTGGCATCGTTTTAGCCGAAGAAACCCAAAAGCGTACACAGTTGGCAACAACATGTGGCTACGTTTTAAAAATGGGCAATTTGGCGTTTAGCGATGAGTCTAAATTCCCTAACGGACCGTGGTGTAAGCAAGGGGATTGGATTATCTTTGGTCGTTATGCAGGCTCCAGGATCACCATCGATGGTGGTGAGATCCGTATCTTAAACGATGATGAGATTATTGGCATTCTCAATGATCCTTCTGACATTTTGCACATGTAAGGAAAAATCATGGAAAACAAAGAACTAGAATTCTCAGTTGGGGATGATGAAAACTCCGCAACGGTGGAACTAACTACAGATGGTAGCTCGGTAGTTACAGAGGAAGTAGGAAATCAAGTAGAGGGCTCCTCAACAGGTAATTCTGAAGATGAATTAGAAGAGTACAGTGGCAAGGTCAAGAAACGTATTGACAAGCTTACTGCTCGTCTTCGTGAAACACAGCGCCGTGAAGCGGAGGCAATTAACTTTGCCAAGAACGCCCAACAACGTGCCAAGCAACTCGAAGAGCAGTTCCAACGCACTGATGTGGAGCGTTTAGGTCATGCAAAGAGTCGCATGGAAACCGAAACCATGACGCTTAAGCAAATTATTCGCAAAGCTCGGGAAGAAGGGGACTTTGACACGGAGACAGAAGCGCAAGAACGTCTGACTTCACTAATGTTTGATCAGCGCCAGATCTCGGCTGCCACCGCTCAGCGTCAAGCGCAAACCGCACAGTATCAATACCAACAACAGCAAGAGGCGCTTCGTCAACAGCAAGCAGCTCAAGCACCACGGCGCGCGGAACCCGACCCACAAGCAGAAGAGTGGGCAGAACGCAACCAGTGGTACGGTCAGGACGTTGCAATGACCCATGCGGCACAGGGAATACATATTCAACTTGTAAAGAACGAAAGATTTGACCCAAACTCAAATGAGTACTATGATGAGTTAGATCGACGCATTCAGGAATCTTTTCCACAAAAGTTTTCTAACTCGTCGAACCGAAATAACAGAGCCAATCGGCCCGTGCAAACGGTTGCGCCTGCTACCCGATCTTCGGGAGTTAATAGTTCCGCACGCCGCACTGTTCGGTTAAGTCCGAGCCAAGTTGCGATTGCTAAAAAACTAGGTGTTCCTCTCGAGGAATATGCCAAGTACGTAAAGGAGTAAGCCATGAGTGAAATTAACGTGCCAAAATTGAACCGCACCCCAAGAGCGATGGAAACACGTGAAAAGGATGCGCGCCGTAAGCCATGGGCTCCTCCATCAAGACTAGACGCACCACCTGCCCCTGATGGGTTTAGGCAGCGTTGGATTAGAGCGGAAATTAACGGAGCAGATGATCGTATTAACGTTTCATCGAAACTTCGTGAAGGCTATGAGTTGGTTAGATCTGACGAAAGCCCTGAATTCCAGTCTAATTCAGCAGAAGACGGTCGCCACGCTGGTGTCATTAGCGTAGGTGGTTTGTTGCTTGCCAGAATTCCAGAGGAAACAGCAGAGGAGCGCAAGGCATATTATTCAGCGCGAACGCATGACCAATTAAAAGCTGTCGATAATGAGTTGTTGAAGACGAATGCACACTCGTCCATGAAAATCAACCGCCCAGAGCGACAATCAAAAGTATCCTTCGGAAGCCCTACGGCTGAAGAATAACCCTATTAAGGACTTACAAAATGGCAAACGTCGATAAGCCTTTTGGTCTTAAAGCTCTTGGTAACTTATCTGCTACTGGCGGTCAGAAGCAGTATGGTTACACAATTGCAGACAACCAATCAGGCGCAATTTTCCAAGGTGACCTTGTAACCGTATTTGACGGCTACTTAGTTCAATTTGACCCCGCAACGCACACAGCAGCAGTAGGTGTGTTTAATGGTTGTTTCTACAACGACCCAACCACACAAAAGCCTACATGGAAGAACTACTACCCTGGCAGTGTTAACGTTACTATTGGCGAAATCCAAGCTGATGTAATGGATGACCCTAACCAATTGTTCATTGTCCAAGCAGCTTCAAGCGTGACCCAAGCACATGTTGGCTTAAACGCTGACATCTCTGTCGGTACAGGCAGTTCAACTACAGGTGTTTCAGGTATGGAATTGGCAGGTACTCCAGCCAAAACTGCTGCCTTAAACCTTAAGGTTGTTGGCTTGTACAACGTCCCAGGCAATGCGTTTGGTACAAATGCAGTTGTTGTGGTCAAGATCAACGAACATCTCTATGGCAGCGCTGGTGTTGCCGGACAAGGAGCCTAATCATGGCAATTTCACGCGCACAACTGGTTAAAGAATTAGAGCCAGGTCTCAACGCCTTGTTTGGCCTTGAGTACAAAAACTATGCCCAAGAACACACAGAGATTTATGACATTGAATCATCTGATCGTGCTTTTGAAGAAGAAGTCATGCTTTCGGGTTTTGGTGAAGCCCCAGTAAAAACGGAAGGTGCAGGTGTTGCTTATGACAATGCACAAGAAGTCTACACTGCACGCTACACTCACGAAACAATTTCACTGGCTTTCTCATTAACTGAAGAAGCTATCGAAGATTCACTCTACGATCGCCTCTCAGCTCGCTACACCAAGGCTTTAGCCCGTTCAATGGCTACCACCAAACAGATCAAAGCAGCAGCCGTTCTGAATGGTGCCTTTACTACCTCAATTGGTGGTGATGGTAAAGCTTTATGCGCTTTAGATCACCCCACTCTTGGTGGTCCAGATCTGAAGAATGAGTTGACTACAGCGGCTGACTTGTCAGAGACTTCGTTAGAGCAGATGTTGATTGACATTGCAGCTTTCACGGACGAGCGCGGATTAAAAATCGCGGTTCAAGGCTTAAAACTTTTAGTTCCAAAAGAGCTTCAGTTCACAGCGGACCGTATTTTGAAGTCAACGTTACGTGTAGGCACTGCAGACAATGACATCAACGCAATCAAGTCAATGGGCATGGTTCCACAGGGCTACAGTGTTAACCACTACCTAACAGACCCTGATGCTTACTTCATCCTCACAGATGCACCCAATGGTATGAAGATGTTTGAGCGTATCAGCATGAAGACTGGATTTGAAGGTGATTTCGACACAGGCAATGTACGTTACAAAGCCCGTGAGCGTTATTCCTTCGGTTTCAGCGATGCACGCGGTATTTTTGGTTCTCCTGGTACCCCTTAATCAGCTAAAAACTGAGGTTAGGATCCCTGCCCCCTCTTCGGAGGGGGCTTTTTTATTTATTGGTGTGTTATTATGGTGTGCATGACGCTATTATAATGTTGGAATGAATGAAGAAAC